TCTTGGAAGCACATATGATGTTTTGGAAACAACTGCATTCAAAGGCGGAAATGTTCCAGCAGCAGCAAAGACTCGTATTGCAGGACTTGTTGACAACTCAGTAACACTTGAGTTCCACCAGGACTTTGCAGCGGGATCAGTAAACTCAACAATTTACCCACTATTGGGTACAGAAGTAGCAGTGAGAATACAACCAGTAAATGGTGCAATCTCTGCTACAAATCCAGAATACCAATTCAACGCAATTGTTTCAGAGTGGACACCTCTAAATGGTGCTGTAGGCGAACTAGCCACTGCATCAGTTACATGGCCAATCACAGGAGCAATCGTTCAGGATGTAACACCTTAATATGGCAAAAATAGTCTTAACTAATGCATATGTTCTTTTGAATGGACTGTACGACATAAGCGATTATGTCTCATCAGTTTCTCTTTCAACGAGTCATGACCTTATTGAGACTACACAAATGAATGATGTATATAAGACAGTAATAGCAGGACTTGGCCAGAATCAAGTAAGTTTTGAATTTTATCAGAACTATGCAGATAATGGACTTGAAGAAATTATCAATGGGACTTCGCTTGGCAACTCAAATGTTGGTACAGCAATCCCAATTGAAATTCGTCCTATTGATACTGTTGTAAGTGCAAACAATCCAAAATACACTTTTAATGCAGTAATTTCAGAATGGCAATCAGTAAATGGTGCTGTTGGACAACTTGCTACTGTAAGTGTGACTTGGCCTATATCAGGACCAATAAATAAATCAATAACACCTTAGAAGGGGCTAAAATAAATGGACGGACTACAAATAAAGGTAAAGACTAGTGATGGAACAGAGGGTACATACTCTCTACGACCAAGATCAATAGTATCGTTTGAGCAGAAGTTTGGCAAAGGATTTGCTAAATTGCTTAGCGAAGATCAAAAACTAGAACATATCTACTTCCTTGCATGGAGTGCATTGAAGGACAGTGGAAAAGTTGTAAAACCTTGGGGCGATGGCTTTCTTGACACTTTAGAAAGTGTGGAGTTAGTAGTAGACCCAAATTTAGAATCCACAGAGACAGCCTAACCTACACGGTAGCAATGTTATCTGTGGAGACAGGGATATCTCCTAATGATTTGATTGACGCTCCAGATGGAGTTCTTGAATCAATCGTTATTTATCTAAAACAAAAAAACAAGGATGTAGGTGGCTAATGGCACAAAATGCAATAGTGTTAACTGGAATAAAGGAAACACTAAAGGCACTAGAGTCATTTGATAAGCAGGCTGTGCGTAACTTTACTAAGGTTATTAATAATGAACTTGGTACTGCTAAAAAAGATGCACAAGCACTTGTCAGTAGTACTCCACCGTTAAGTGGCTGGAGTACTACAGCACCTGCTAAGCCTCGTTCTCGTGGTGGTGCAGGTTGGCCTGCATGGGATCAAAGCATAATTAAATCAGGAATTACAGCATCAAAGGCTGAACGCAGAGTTCGCAAGGATTATACAACCTCTGCTGGAGCATTAGTAAACCGTTCAGCAGCAGGTGTTATCTATGAATTGGCTGGTAGATCAAATAAGTCTGCTGGCAAGAATAAATTTATTAGCAACTTAGAAAAGAAAGAGAGTCAGGCTTCACGCTTGATTTGGAAGATTGTTGATAGAGACAAAGATAAAATTGAAGCAAATGTTGCCAGGGCACTTGAAGATGCTAAAGCAACACTTAAAAAGAATTTAAATAAGGAGAGAGCATAACATGGCAACAGGTGCAGTAGTAGCACGAATTCTCTCCCAATATTCTGACAAAGGATCTAAGGCTGCTCAAAAGGATATAGCCAAACTTGGTAAGAAGATTGATGCCTTTGGTGCTAAAGCAACAAAATCTTTTGGTATAGCAGCAGCAGCAAGTGCTGCGTTAGCAGTTAAACTTGGAAAAGATTCTGTAAGAGCAGCAATAGAAGACAATAAGTCACAAGCAGCCCTGGCTAAAACATTGCAGGCAACTGTTGGAGCAACTGATTCAGTAATTGCTTCAGTAGAAGAATATATTGGCAAGCAACAAATGCTTGCAAATGTGTCAGACACAGAATTAAGAGCAAGTTTTGCTAAACTCGTTATGTCGTCAGGAGATGTTGAGTCAGCAATTGCACAACAAACTCTTGCACTTGATATTGCAGCGGGAACAGGCAAAGATGTAGTCCAGGTCTCAGATGCATTAGCCAAAGCACAGCAGGGTAACTTTGCAGCACTTAAAAAGATTATTCCTACATTAGATGCTAACATTGTTAAAAACAAAGATTTAGGTGCAGCACTATTATTTGCTGAGAAGATGTTTAATGGCCAGGCAGAAGCAGCAGCCAAGACAGACCCACTAACTAAACTTTCTTTGGCCTATGGAGAATTACAAGAAAAATTAGGAAATGCACTTCTTCCTTCAGTTATTTTATTTGTTGATTATCTTACAACAAAAGTATTTCCTATTATTGAAAACTGGATATTCTTAAATGAATATAAATTATCTGCATCTCTTGATACAGTAATTAGAAATATAAAAGAAGTAGTTGGTGCTTTTAATAGCATATACAATGTTATCCAAGGAATTAATGATATCTTGCCACTTGGTATTGGTGGATGGATTCAAATTGGAGTTGCACTTAGCATTGCTACAAAAGTAGCACTTGCATACAATGCAGCATTTACAATGCTTGCAATAGTCAGTAAGGCAGGATCTGCAGCATTACTTCAAGCAGGAACAGCAGCAACTGTTAATGCAGCAGCAAATGGTGCAAATGCAGTAGGTAGCGTTATAGCAGCACAAAAAATGGCCCTACTTGCAACAGCAGTTAGAGCAAAAACAACAGCGATGATTGCTGATACTGTTGCCACATATAGACTAAGCGTTTCTACTCAGTTGCTTGGTGTTGCTATGAAAACAGGTGCTGGTAGCGTATCCTTGATGAATATTGCTTTAATTAGACTTGGAGCAACATTAAAAGCAGGAGTAGCATTCCTTGCAAAGTACTTTAAGCAAATTCTTTTGTTTATTGCTGCAATGGAAGCCCTTGACTGGATAATGAAGAAAATTACTGGTGGTGGCGGAAAGCAACTATCTGATTCAGCACAGGCTGTAGCCTATTCTTTCTATAAAGCAGAAAAAGCAACTACATCTATGGATGATGCTTTAAATGCTTATAGATCATCACAGGATAAAGTAGTTAATAAAACTAAAGAGCAGATAGCACAAGAGAAATTATTAGCAGCACAACAGGCTAAGGCTGCTGCAGCCACAGCAAGACAATTAGTAGCAGAAAAAAAGAAATCAGATGTTTTAGCAAGACTTAAAAAACTTAGTGCTGTTCCTGGTAAGGGCAAAGCCCAAATTGGTAGAGGAATTACTCCTGTAAGTAGCCTTGAGTCAGCAGAGTATGAAGCAATTAACTTTAGAGCAGCAGAACTATTATTGCTTAAGCAAAAAGATAATCAAGCAGAAATAGAAAAACTAAAGAATCTAAAAGAAAATATTTTATTGCAAGGAATAAGAAACACTTTATCTGAAAGATATAAGGATATCCTTGTTGCCTTGGCTGATGCCAAGATTGATAGCAAAGATATTGCAACTCTTGCTGGTAAATGGGGCGTAACAATTGAGGCTGCAAAGGCTTATATAGAAACTATATTTGCTATTTCAGATGGCACAATATCAGACAATGAAGTAGTTGAACTTGCTAAATCTTGGGGCAGTACAAAAGAGCAGGCAGCAAAGTACCTTGACTTCTTTACATATCTAAATGATGGCATTCTAAGCGATGCTGAAATTGAGAAGTTAAGAAACAAATGGGGCATGACTGAAGCCCAAGTTCGTCAATATGCTGACTTTGTTGGCGTAGTCAATGATGGTAAGTTAGACGATTCTGAAGTCAAGAAGTTGATGGACAAGTGGAAGTTAACTTCTGATCAAGTTGTTGACTATATCCTAAAGATTGGTTCTCCTGTTTCTTATTCAGGTACACTAATTGATCCAGCCAGAGCAGCAGAGATTGCATGGAAGAATGCTACAGCAGCATTAGAAGCATACTTAAGACTACTTGCTCAGGGTGCAGTAAATGGAAGTAAAGGTGGATTCACCTACGATCCAGCAGCCTCAGCAGATGCTAATAAGGAAGCAGCAGACGCTGCAGCAGCAGCAGCAGACGCTGCAAAAGAGGCTTCAGAAGCAACTGATGCAGCAACAGCAGCAGCACTAGATGCTGCAAATGCAGTTATGAAGATTGCTGCAGAGATTGAAGCAACATCACTAAAGATTGCAAGTGGAAAGAAGTTCTTAACTGATTCTCAAATGGATCAAGTATTAACAACTGCTGGCTCTCCATACGCTCCAGCAATGAATGATTCAGCAGCCTTTGCTGATGAACGAAGCAGATTCCAACAAAAATATGGAATTTCTCCTACAATGGCAACTGCATCAACCATTGGAACATCAAACTCTAGTTCTGGAGTTGTAGTTAATCTAGTAGTTAATGGCTCTGTATCAACGGAGCAAGATCTAGTTTCTGCAGTAAGAAATGGATTGCTTGCTACCCAGACAAACGGTAACACTCTAACATTGCAGGCAATCTAATGACAGTGCCAGTATTAGGAGTAGAGATTGACTTTTCAAATGGAGCAGCATTTGGATATCCATTTATATTAGATGATATAGACTATGGAATATTAGGAACTAATATTTTAGCAGATGCAACAGCAGATATTGTTGATATTACTGATATGGTTATGTCAACATCTACTCGTAGAGGTCGCAACCGTATCCTTTCTAACTTTGAGGCTGGAACTGCAACGGTAGTTATAAATGATCCTAACTCAGACTTTAATCCTCAGAATACAGCATCTCCATACTATGGTAAATTACTACCATTACGCAAGATAAGAATATGGGCAGATACAGTAGTTCAAGGAGTAACATATAGAATTGCATTATTTTCTGGATACATTAATTCTTTTGATACATCTTTTTATCAAGGAGTACAGCAAACTTCTACCGTTACATTACAATGTACTGATGGATTCCGTCTTTTAAATAATGTTGCTACATTGACTCCTGAAGGTATACCACTTCCTGGATGTACTGCTGGTCAATTATCTGGTGCTAGAGTAAACTCAATTCTTGATTATTCAGGATTTCCAAGTTCTATGAGAAGTATTGATCCTGGTAATTCTACAATGCAGGTAGATCCTGGTGGGCAAAGAAATGTTCTTCAAGCAATTCAAACAGTTGAGCAATCTGAATTTGGTGCTTTTTTCATGTCAAGACAGGGTGAGTCTAGATTCTTAGATCGTGATACTGTTTCAAAGTTAGCAGATCTGACAGTAAGAAATTATTCAGACACTCCAGGTCCAACAGATTTAACTTACACAAATCTTGATTTTGCATTTGATGATCAATTAATTTTAAATGATGTTAATGTTACAAGAGTTGGTGGAACTCAGCAAACTTCTATTGATCAGACTAGTATTGATACTTATTTTAGAAAATCTGGACAAAGAACAGGGATTCTTGTACAAACAGATCAAGAATCACTAGATCAGGCAAATACATTAGTTGCTGCTCGTAAAGATTCACAAATAAGAATTGATGCTATGAGTTTAAATCTCCTTTCAGCAGGAACAGAGTTTGAAACTCTTGTAAATGTTTCTATGGATATTTATACTCTTATAAATATTACCAAATCAATGCCTGGTGGATCTACAATTACTCGTGAATTGTTCGTCCAAGGCGTTCAGCACGATGTAAGACCAGGAGTTTGGAATACGAAACTTCTTACAGCAGAGCCAATTATTCAGGCTTTTATACTTGATTCATCAAATCAAGGTATACTAGCATTAACAGATCCACCTAACACAAATGCACTATCATACTAAAGGAGAAAAACAATGCCACTAGGCCCAAATGCTGGATATCGTCTGTTTACTACAGGAGATGTTCTCACAGCAGCACAGGTTCAATTCAACCTGCAGAATCAAACAATCATGTTCTTTGCTAACGCTGCAGCAAGAGACGCTGCTTTAGGTGTAGGCGTTGTGCAAGAAGGTATGTTCGCTTATCTTGCTGACACCAACACTACAGTTTACTATGATGGTGCTGCATGGCAGTCATTTGGTACTGGTGATGTGACTGGTCTGACTGCAGGTACTGGAATTACCATTACTAACCCATCTGGACCAGTTCCAACAGTTGCTTTATCAAGCAATCCAACTCTAACCTCACCAAAGGAAACAACTGTTCTTTCTGGAACTGGAGCATCAGGAACTGTTATTATTGACACTTTGCTAGGATCTGTTGAAGTTCTTACAGCCAATGCAACAGGAAACTGGACATTAAATGTTCGTGGAGACGGTACAACAACTCTTAACTCAACAATGGCAGTTGGAGAACAAATCTCTGCTGTGCTAGTTTCACCAAATGGTGCTACAGCATATTATCCAACAGCATTTCAAATTGATGGTTCAGCAGTAACTCCTAAGTGGTTAGGTGGAACAGCACCTTCTTCAGGAAACATTAACTCAACAGATGTTTATGTTTATACAATCATAAAGACTGCAGCAACACCAACATATACAGTTCTAGCATCACAAAATAGATTTGCTTAATAGTTAACAAAGGAGAATCGTGAGTCCGTTATTTCGTAACCCAAGTGGTATAGGTGTAGTATTGCGTTTTATTGCTCCACCACCTCCTCCACCACCTCCAATTATCGCTACTCCTCCTCCTATTATTGCAACACCTCCTCCTATTATCGCTACTCCACCACCAATTATTGCCACACCACCACCAATTATTGCTACACCTCCACCTATCATAGCAACGCCTCCACCTATCATCGCAACGCCTCCACCTATCATTGCGACTCCACCTATCATTGCGACTCCGCCACCAATAATTGCAACTCCTCCTCCAATTATTGCTACGCCTCCACCTATCATTGCAACACCTCCACCAATCATTGCGACTCCACCACCTATTATTGCAACTCCACCACCTATTATTGCAACACCACCGTTTGCAACATGTGGAGTTAACTGTACAGGAATCCCTGACGGAAATCCATGTGCTGGTCTGTGTGCTTTCTAATGACTAATATGATAAACTTAAGTAAAGGAGAATCATGTACGCTTGCGTAGTAAAAAATAGTGAAAACACATGGGACATATATGGATTTGCTTCATACCCAACTGCACCTGATAAACAGGCAAACCTAGAGGCTGCAGTAGAAAGTGGTCTTCCAATTACTGGGATGATACTAACTCCTTATAAATGGTCAGCAACAAATGGTGCAACTTTTGACGGTACAGAATTTACTGGTGGATCACCATCTCTAATACCATTAGAAAGTGACTGGACAGGAATTAGCACATATGGATATCTTTGCAATAACACAATTATTGCTGGATTTATTGCTAATGTTGGCTCAGTAAAAAGAGAACAAATGGAAGCAATCTTTTCTGAAGAAACAACAATAATTAAAGTTCCAGAAGGACAAACAGCCAACATAGGTGATGTCTGGGATGGAACAAACATTATTACCAGAGCATAAAATATAGAATAGGGGCAAATATGTCAAAATGGGAAGAATGGAAAAAGAACCTTGGTGAAACTAGGCCATGGCATTTACTAGATCATAGTAAACTTGTAGAAGATGATTCAATATCTGATGCCAGATATGAAATTTGTAAGGCTTGTCCAGAACTTATTCAAGCAACAAAAACATGCAAAAAATGTGGATGCTTTATGGCTTTAAAAGTTAAATTAGAACTATCAGCCTGTCCTATTGGTAAGTGGTAATATGTTTAAAGCAAATATACTACAAGACTTTATATCAAAAGAAGACCGTGAATATCTTGTTAATGCTGCAATTGCTTCAGATTTATGGGAAAGTGGTGGATCTGAGTTTTGGAATAATCGTGTAATAAATTATGACAAAATTGGAAAGTATGACAGAAATGCTGCCATTATTATGTTAGATGCAAATATTCGCTGTGGACAAAGAATTAAAGAATTATTTAATATAGAAGAAATTTATTCAGACACTCTTCAAATTATCAGATGGTTTCCAGGAATGGAACAGCCACCACATGCAGATGATATGAGCAATACTGATATAGTTGGTTTTGATCATAGAGCATTTGGTTCTATTGTTTACTTAAACGATAATTATTCAGGTGGTCATACTTACTATCCAAACTTTGATTTTGAAGTTATTCCAAAGGCTGGTGCTTTAGCAATTCATCCAGGAGACCCAGAACATCTTCATGGCGTTACAAAAGTTGAAGACGGAATGAGATATACAATTGCCTCATTTTGGACACAAGACAAAAGGAAAAGTTATGACTGGGCCATATATTAATGATGAAGGGTACGAAGTACCTGAAAATACAGTTTTAGTTGTTCCTCATTCAGTTGATCATGATGGATTTTATACAGAAGTTATTAAACCACTTAAGGGTAATCCTAAAAGAGACTGGTTCAATGCTCATTTTTACTATTGTCTACCACTAAGTATTGGAAATCAATATGGATTTGTTATAGAGTCTTTAAGAGATTTTGAAGTAACTTGGTCTGGTGGAGAAAGTGATATACAAATTACATTCTTAAATGACGACAATAATAACAAGCAAGTAATTAAAGGTGGATTTGGCAGTGGAATTATTACTGTTCAAAATATGTTTGCCTTGAAGACTCCTCCAGGAATTAATATAATGACTATACAGCCACCTAATATGTTTATTCCAGGCTGTGTTGCTATGACTGGAGTTATTGAGACAGATCAAATTAGGCGTGACTTTACTTTTAATATTAAAATAACTGTTCCAAATTTAAAAATAACAGTTAAAAAAGGTGATCCATTAGGAGCCTTTATTCCAATTCCAAGACATTTTGTAGATAACTTTGATGCAAGACTTGTTACAGATATCTTTGATAGAGAATTACATGTTAATGAAGTTCAAGAATCAGTAAACTTGGGCAATGAAAGAGATACTACAGATAAAGAAAAGCCACATATGTCTGGTCGCAGATATTTTAACGGCATAAATTTTGACGGGACAAAGTATCCTGACCATCAGAAAAGAGTACCAAAATGAAGCAGCCATTAATTATAAGTAACTTCTTATCAGTAGAAGACTTTAAACAATTACAAGACTATGTAAAAGGATTAGATAAGTCAACATTAGGACATTCTGATCAATTTAACAGATATGAGTTTGGTGGGTCTGAAATACTAAACTCATTGCATAAAAAACTAACACCTATAGCCAAGGACTTCTTTGAAAGCAAAGAACTGGTTCCATCTTTTAATTTTGGTTCTTGGTATTACGGAAAGGCTTCCTTAGAGAAGCATAGAGATGTTGCTCCATGTACTTACAGCATAGACCTTTGTGTATATCAAACTACTCCTTGGGACCTGTATGTTGAAGGAGTTCCTTACACTTTGCAGGAGAATGAAGCCCTATTGTATTATGGAGAAGGCCAAAAGCATTGGAGAGAAGACTTTCCAGAAGGTCAAGACAATGTTGTTTGCAATGTGTTCTTCTTTTATGTAGAGCCAGACCACTGGTCAATTGTTGAGCCTAAAGAAAAACACGATATGATTAGAAGACAGAATGCTATTGAAAGGAACCTGTCATGAAACTTGAAAGAAAGTGTGATGGAAATGTTTTGATATTTGAAGACTTTCTAACACCAGAAGAAATTAATCTATTAGACTCATTCATGAGGAACTTTAACTATGATGGGCTACAAGAACACGAATTTAAGTATTGGGGTAAGCGTTTAATTAATGATCATCAAATGAAATTAAACCCTGGCTACGAGAATGTCATGGACGAAGTAATGCCTACTCTAAAACTTATTGTTCAAAGGACTATAGATGTTCTTAATGAGCATGACTACCAAGCAGACTGGGTTCCATCTCCACACAATCTAATTAAGATGTTTAACGGATCAAGCGGCATAGGATTTGCAGGCGATGATGAATTAGAAATGTTTGTGCACATAGATAACCAGGGACACATGGAAAGCCCAATTAAATGGGGAGCCGTAGTTTACTTTAATGACGATTACGAAGGTGGAGAAATCTACTATCCAGACTATGATTATCTATATAAGCCAAAAGCAGGATCTATGGCTATGCACAGTGGAGACACTCGTCATGGAGTCAAAAAAGTAATTTCAGGTGAGCGTTTTTGTGGTGCATCTTTAGTAACAATTAATGGAGTTTGGAATGAAAACCCATTGCCAACAAGAACTGATAACCCAGAAGATCCTTATCATTATCCAAGAGGTTATTGGGGAAAGCGTTACATATTAGATCCAGTACAAGGAGATGTTAAGATTCCTAGAGGCGATGGATCTACAGCACCATATAATGAAAATCCAGACTTAGCGAAAAGTGATCAATAATGAATAAGATTATTTACAAAGACAAGAACAACATTAGCCAAAAAGATATTCTAGAGGCTAAAGAAAACATTGACCTTCTATACATTCCAAACTTAATTCCTTCAACAACTGGATGGGATGAGTTTATTAATCATTGTGACTATACAGTTAAACATCCAGAAGTTACTCTTCCAAGTCCAGTAAAAGTTATTGGTGCATTGCAGATTTGGGATAGCCTTTTTATGGCAGGATACAATGTTGACAGTGGAGACTGTTTTAGTCAATTAAAAGATGTATTTGCAAAGACAACAGAATTGTTTGGTAGAGAACCAAATAGTGGCTGTACATTAATTAACTTTGTTGGACAACAGAACACAATACCAGTTCACACAGACATAAGAGATTCATTCTTATGGCAAGCAATTGGCTCCGTTGAATGGAGAATTTGTGAAACAGATCAAGAGAATTCTCCTTATCAATCTTTGATAGTAAACCCAGGAGATGTTTTATTTGTACCGTCTGGAATAATTCACACAGTATTCTGTGAGAACCCTAGAGCAGGTATATCTATATTTTACGATAAACAATCATAAGGAGAAATGAAGTGACACCACAAGACTGGGCTGCATTCTTTGTAGCAATCTTTACATTAATGGGTGGATTAGCAACAGCAGTCCGTTGGATGGTAAAACACTATCTAAGCGAACTTAGAGAAAATGGTGGCTCAAGCCTAAAGGATTCCGTTAATAGGCTAGAAATCCAGGTACAGCAAATAATGAATATTCTCATGACTGAGAATGTACGACCTAAAAGAAAAGTAACACCAAAGGAGTAAATCATGGCAACAAAGAAAGTAGCAACAAAGACAACTAAAGAACAGGCATTAGCAGTAGCACAATCATGGTTGAGAGCCTCAGCAGCATCTGCTCTAGCCCTTTATCTATCTGGGATCACAGACCCAAAGGTACTGGCAAATGCATTTATCGCAGGACTATTGGCACCACTAGTAAAAGCCCTACAGCCTAACGAAAAAGAATTTGGCTTTAAAAAGTAAATAATTAATGGAGAGGGCCTCAGAGTTAATCTGGGGCCCTTTTCCTTTTCCCTAGGATGCCTGTTTAAGGTGCCTAGGAGCCGTTTTAAGGCCCGTTTAGGCATCTACCTATACCTAAGTATGGATCGCCTGTCAGTTGAGCGTAAGAAACAGGTGATTTGACCCATTCTAGAGACTATAGACAATGGCTCCAAAAGGGTTAATTTTCTTGACTAGCCCAACCTCTTCAGGAGAGGCACAGCGACGGTCTTTTCCAAAGGTACCAATACGATGCTTATCTCCAGCCCTAGTGCTAGAGAAGTTGCAATGGCATCCAGAACAGACCTGATCAGAGTTTTTTAGTTCTTCTTTTGTATAAGGATTAAAGTGATTTTGTAGTTTCATAATTAAAGTCTATCCTATAGGTACGACAAAAGTCAAGAATGGTGTAAACTAGAACAATGGAACAGTACAAAGAAGGATTCCAAGATGGCTACACATACGCCAAGGAGGAACTTGTAGATAGACTCTCAGAGGTTGAAGGGCTAGACTCTTGGACCATTGAGCGTATCTGCGATATGATAGAAAGAAACGAACTATAAGGAGGTAGGTCTATGACTAATAAGATGGGGCAATTCATCTAACTTAGGAGAGATTTATTAACACAAAAATTAAATTATGGCAGAGAGCATTAATTGCTATTTTGCTGGCAGTATTTTTACAAGCGAGTTTAACAACAGATCAAGCAGTACCAGAACTAGTAATTTACAAGGATCGTCCACCTCTCTTGAGCGTAAATGCAAAGGAAGTGGCTAAAGATTTGCTCAATAAAGAGCAATTTCTGTGCCTGACCAAGTTGATTGGAAAAGAGTCAGCCTGGAATTCAAAGGCAGAGAATCCAACATCCACAGCCAGTGGGATTGGACAACTCCTAGATAGCACAGCAAGTAGCCTAGGAATGAAGAAATCAGATAGTGCAGTTTCACAATTAGTGGCTACATTGTCTTATATTTCTAGAAGACACTCCACTCCATGTGGGGCATGGAAACATTTTCAGAAGAAAGGCTGGTATTAAAATGGAAGAACTAAATAAACTAATTGAAGATTTAGAGTCACAGGCTATTGAAGTACTTAGTCATGACAAAGATGGAAATCTAACAAAAACAAAGTTGTACTAAGGAGAAATCATGACAGAAGAAGTTACACAAGAAGAAGATTTTGTTGAAGTATGGATTATTGATGAAAATGGTAATCCAACAAAAGTTAAAGTTTACTAAGAGATTGACATACACTTATAACACATGCTACACTAGTATTCTATGAGTTCACCTCCGTGACTTCCATAGAACAAATAAGGTCC